GCAAATAAAAGAGCTGCCTTTTGAAGCCTTTTATTTGTAAGGAAAATTTATATTGATCGTCATTCAACGATCCCCGCTCGGGTTAGAAAGCACCACAAGCGCAGTGACGATCGCTTGTGAGTAGTAGTCACACTAGATGGTAAATTCTATTTGGAACCTCGGACACTCTCAAACCGCCTTGTCAGGATATCAGCGGATGTGAATAGACGTGTGGAACACAACGTGCCCACCACATCTTCAACTGCTCCTGTTAGTGTATAAATCAGAAGGATAGGTAAACCGAGATCTCTAGAGAAGAGGCTACCTGGCACTGCTGACGGGCCGTAGTATACTACGATATCGGGAGGAATTGAAGCCTTCTGTAATCCCCCAGTACCCAGGCTCTCTAGGGTAAAGTGAGAGAATGAAATTCAAAATGCCTTACAACACACAAACCGCCTCCTCGGCGCAAGAGGACAACAGAGTGGAGAATGTTGCTAAATCAGCTCCACAAAACATAAACTTGCCTGCAGAATTGTGGGCCTTGGTGTCGAGCAGTTTGCAGTCGTACGACTGTGCTGTGGTGTCGAAGTGCGTCGGAGTGAGCTCCCACCCCTTGGTGGTTGCCATGATGTCGAGAGCAGCTGACGAGTACAAGTACCCGTGTCCTGCTGCTCGAAGAGTGTACGCAGTGCCCTGTGGTTGCAAGGCATTCATGAGGTCGACGGTAGGACACCTCGTAGTAAAGAAGGATGAGGTTGGGAGCTTCATCTGCTGTGCCTACAACGGCACGAGATCGTGTCGCTGCAAGAGCGGCTCCATGTCGTGGGTCACAACCCAAGACAGAGAAGAAGCGTTAAGGCAGGATTTGTTGGCCACTTATGCTCGGCAGACGAAGGGCAGGTACGGACCAAACCCAACTGAGTCAGAGATGGAGGAGAAAGACAGAGAAGATAGGGATCTAGCCGACTGGAGAGATTACCTGAGATACTGCGCTGAGAAGGTGGTATTAGAAGAAGATCTCTGCCTTAAGGCGCTCTTTTTCTCAAGAGAGCTGACCGTGTTAGGACCTAAGGGTGCTGACGAGCCAGGCTCTGACCCTGTACCACCACCTCCTTCAGGACCGGTGCTGGACAGGGAGACTGTGGGAGACGACACTGTCCCAGACCAAGTTACTGGGCCGGATCTCCCAGTAGCTGCCCCCACCCCAGTTAACCCCGGTGATGAGGCTGCGGCTGAACAAGAAAACTCTGGGAATAAGTACGAGAATGTGCTTAGTAACGAGAGATCTGGGCAGCCTGTCGAAGAACCGGAGCATGCTGGGTGGTTGTCGTGGTTAAACGACGAAGACGACACTATGTTTGACAGGTACGCAGGTACTATCATGCGTAGTGCTAGACACAAAGCGTGGGAACCAGCGCTACAAGGGCACTGGAACAACGTTTTCACGATAGGTGGTGATATAATGAGAGATGTTAAAGCACACCACAAAACAGTGGCTATGAGCTTGTCTCCACACGTGACCTGGGGTTACGGTGAGGGCACACCCGACGCCACTATCACAAAAGCTGGGTATATCGATAGTTACGAGGTCGTGCAGTGCACCACCGACAGGAGAACTGTCATGATCCCGTTTGCGCGCGACACCATCGCGTACAACGTGCCTTTTGGCATGAGCGTGTACAACCGCGCTCAACCTTTCAATTCTACAGCCAGCGTAACACCGCTGTCTGACATTTTGTCAGCTGTAGAAGATAAGGCGCTTACGTCGGCATACAACAGCTTGATACTGACCTCATCAAGCAAAGGAAACAATCACATCGCGCTTGGATGCACGATGTACATGAGGTTGATGGCATTGGAGATGCTAGCTGAACAAGGAGCAGCGACATACATTGACTTGACAGCAGAAGGATTCAACCGATTCCTCCTACCTGTCGAGGATGGAGATGACGCACCAATCCGCAAAGTGGCGAGATCAGTTGTGGCACACCAACCTTACAACATGATCACGCTACCTGACCAATCAGCAGACAGCGATGCGATATTGATGTACTATCTCGCTGGTAATTCTAGGATTACTACTTATGTCACAGCTGGCCCTGGAGCGCCAGATTTGGCCGTGCACTCGACAATTGATTTGTACGTACCAGAGCAGCGTTTCACATTGTGCCCGCTGAACGGCAGTGAGCTTATAGAAGAGCGAGATAGCGATGACGACGGTGCTTTCAAGGTAGATGCATACAGAGCGAGATCGCTGGTGAGCAGGTACCTGACCGCGCACAATTTGTGGCAGCAGTTCCCAGTTATGCGAGCATTCGCGTGGGCATTGCTAGCTCACCCTGCGACATCTGTTAACATTCAGTACCCAGCACCGATGCACACAGCTGATTTGCAGCTGAATTTGTTCCCAAATCCAGCTTCAATTGAGCACAGGGGGGTGATACTTGGAGAACGAGACCACCAAACTTCCCTCCACGCGTCTGTGGTAACAGCAGCGCGGATGGCAGAGGAAGTGCTAACGGATTCCATCGTGTCTACCGTTGTAGAGGCAGGTATTGAGTACACTAATCCAGCGTACACTGGTACTGTAGAACAAGAGCTGGGCAGGCACTTGTACCATGGGTACGCTCATCTGATAATGCCGATTGTCGAAAAGCTGCTCGGAGATACCTTCCCCGAGCTCACACAATACTTGGCTGACTCGGTACTAGCACTTGAGCACTGCACAACTGGCCGCGATCTAGACCGTAAAAAGTTTCGAGCTAGCAGTTACTTGTGTATGGAAGAAACACCGGAAGGTGAGGGATGGCAAGTTGTTTTTTCAGAGAGCAGGAGGAAGCAAATCCTCCAGCAAGAGTACTGCACTGAGCGTGAACAGTTGACCTGTCTCTGGCTGACGCAGAAAGTAGCGCAGGAGAACGTAGGGGCAGTGACTTACTACCAGCACGAAATACTACCCTCCGAATCCGTCTCAGACACTCCTGTTGTGAGAGGGTGGTTGGGCAAGAACAGGTTAGATTACCTACGCGGAGCCCCAATCTTGTGGGGAACGTCCACAACAGCAGTGGCCTACAAACACTCGCCGCAGCGAGTGAAGGAATTCCAGCTCGAAAGCAATGAGCTAGGTCCACCAACAGGGCTGTTTGCACAGTTGTACGAAAAGAGGATGCAGGTGAATAGCGAGGCGATGATCCGAGAGGATGAAGAAGCACTTGGCACCGCATCACATAGAGAAGAGAAAGGCTGGGCACCTAAGCTCGAGCCTAAAAGAGAAGAGAAGAAGGAGGAGGTGGTCAGAGTCAGACCTACTGCTACGAAGAAGACGAAGCCTGTAAGACAACAGGTGCCAGTCCTAGCCGTAAAGGCAGTACCAAGTCCTGACAAAGAAGGGTTCCTACCGGTAAAAGGTGGAGCCCGTCCAACGTCAGTGCAAGTGACGAGGATGACGACCATGCCAATGGGCAAATCACCAATGAAAGTTGCGAACAGCACACCAAAAGTGAGGCGCACGTTGAGCGGAGGCTATAAGAAGCCAACTCCGTGGTATCTTAGAGCCTCGAGTCGCGAAGAAGAGGAAGCTGCGCTTAAAAAAGGCGCAGAAGCAAGGAAGAGTTTCGAGTCCAGGCCATTAAGCTTAGGACGGCTCAGAATCTTGCTGGAGAAAGAGCAGACCTCGGCTGAAGACAGGAAAGAGATCGATCGCTACTACGACAGAGGTATGGACGCGGCACTCAAACGCGCCCCCTACACAGCAGGAGTTATGTGGTCGAAAAGGCAGATCATTGCAAAGAACAAAACACGCATCGCACACCTTAAGACAGCGATGCTGAACGGCGCATACGGGAAGAACGCTTGGATGGTGACCCTTGGATTGTGGATTATGACGAACACCATGACCGACAACTGTTTTGAAGATCTGATCAAAGAAGGGATCTTGAAGACCGAATACTCAGATTGGAACAGCAAGTGGGCATCGTACAACGACATTATCCGCAACAAGTGGGCGAAAGGTGAGTTTCAACACACACCCGATGACCTGGTACAATGCCTGTACATCGCAAACATGGTAGGGAGACCGCATCGAGAGTGTGATTGGGATGATGAGGTCAAGAAGAGAACGAGAAACGTAGGAGAGATCAAAATAGCAAGAAACGGGAAGATGGTGCCGGCAGACGAGAGTCAGCTGGAGGAGGAGATACTTCAGATGCTGCTCAAAGAGGGAAGTATCAGAGTCAAAAAACCGAAGACGTTTGAGCAGTTCTACAGCAGCAGAGGGAACTGGATGATCAAGGGTTCAGCATCAGGTGAGAGGATGCTGATATCAGAATACAAGGAGATCGTCGGCCAAGTCAAAGGACTAGGTGTAGAGCTGAGAGAGCGAGCGACAAAAACAGATGTTGCTGAGTACGTGTCAGCCCAAGCAGTGTTAGCACTGCTAGACGACATGGCCATACACTTGGCCAAAGCGCACACAAAAGGTAACGAGCACGGGAAAGTGAGAGCTATCTACGGTTCGTTATACGCGCATTACGTACTCGGCAGTTTCTGGAGCACGTACTTGGAAGATACGGTGACATTAGCAAGCGCTAGCATGAACAAGGACAACAGTAGGCTGATAGCCGAAACAATGCAAAGAGCGATATCGTGTCGGTCGGGTCGGTGGATCGTCTGTCTAGATTACGCCGATTTCAATGCACAGCACTCAGGTATGGCACAGCGCAGCGTGATACGCACGCTGTACAAGTGGGCGAAGATGATGGGCTTTCAGCCTACCGAGGAGTTCAACCGGATATCCGAGTGGTATGCTGACAGTTTTACCAACCAGTGGTTCCAACGCCCCGACAACAAACAATGGGTGCGAGCAGTATCCGGTATGTTTTCGGGAGTGCGACAGACGACGCTAATCAACACAATTCTAAACCTCACGTACCACCACATAGCAATGAAGAATTGCTACAACCTCGGACAGAAGGTCGAGTGCTTGCAGACGTACGTACTGGGTGACGACGGATGGGTAGAGTTCAGCACGAAGGAAGAAGCAGAAATGTACGTAGTAGCAGCCAGAATGGGAGGGATGGAAATCAACGCCATCAAACAGCTTATTGGACAAGGGAAAGGTGAGTACCTTAGATTGATTTACGACGTGGATGGCAGAGTGAGAGGGTGTCCTGTGCGATCGCTAGCGAGTTTTGTCCATGGTAACGTGGAGAATAAACAAGCCTCAGTAGGTCAGCAGAGGATAACTGAAATGTACTCGCAAGCTTGTATGCTGGTGAGGAGAGGATTGGATCCAGCGAGATGGCAGAAAGTGTTCGAAGATCTTGCGATATACGAGATAGGGTACACAACCCAGGTGTCTCGAGGACAATGCCTGAAGTACCTGTATGGAAGCAAAAGAAGCGGTGGCTTAGGTTTGATGCCTTTAAACACCGCTACCGATAGAGTAGCGAAGCTGCCTGTGGAAGCGGAAGAAGCAGCTGAGGAGGTGGATGTAGCACAGATACTAGCGGACAGCTTGGTGGAAGGGAGAGTGGCTAACAAGTTCAAAGCCTCCAGCGACTACGTCGGCACGTTAGAGAGAGAATACGGTGTGGTTTGGAAGCACAACGGGAAGATCAAGGCTACGGCGCAAGTCGCAGCATCTAACCTGGTGGAAGGGATAACGAACGTCGGAGCGGAGCACGAGGTGCTTAAAATGCGAGTGCTGGGAGCACAGTTGGAGAAAGCGAAGTGGTTAGAAGCGATGAACTGGGACAGGTGGAACAATGGTCCACTGATAGGGCCTGAGAACATCGAGAAACAGTACAGGAAGATAAGAGTCAGCGAGGATAAGTTGCTAAGTACAGTGACGAAAGTGGCAAAGCTGGCACACCTGATGAGCGCGGAGAGTGTAGAAGCAGTCCAGATGAAGATAGCGGCTGATCTAGATGTGAGTGTGACAGCAGTGAAGCACTCGTTTAAGTCCGCAAGCGTGCTAAGAGGAGAGCAGATAGATTATATACCAAAACCGGTGATGGCACCGGAGTTGGAGGGTATATACACACAGTGGTTGACTGTGAACAACAACGATAGTCAGCAGATGTCCATCCCTAGATGGATAGCAGACTACACAGCAGTATTACGGTACTAGGTGTGGAAAACGTTGTGTGAAAGAGCTTACAACATGCAGTTGGTAAGTATATAGGGTGATTAGGGTTAACCCCATAATTTACAGGGAGAAGTGAATAGATAGC